ATCAAAGTGAAGACCGCCCATGTTTAAGTCCGCGTGTGTAACGTCCTTTGGGTTGAAGTTTACGTCAACGTGCAGGAGTTTGATTCCGTCTATATTTGTCATAATTTTGATTGGTTGATTGTTGATTCGACGGAGTGTCCGTCTACCCAGAAAGCCCGCACCAGATGGACTGGATACGGGCTGATGGTTAATCTTCGTCGGGATAGATAGCAACGATGTCTACCAGTCCTTCAGCTACCTTTCTTGATAGCCATTTTCGCTGTTGGTCGTAGTTCATCGCCTCGACCTTGTTGCGGGTTTTTTCATCAATGCTGAAGCTACTGATGTCTACTGTGTATGATTTTGGATTACTCATAATTTTGATTGGTTGATTGTTAATTAGATGCGACCTGCATCTACCCAGAAAGCCCGCACCTTGTGAGGTGCGAGCTGTGGTTATTGTTAGGCTTGCTTGGCGATGAAATCCTTGCCGTAGATGCCTGCGTCTGGGGCGATAACGGTGGCTTTCCATCCGAGCTTGATGCCCCTGTATCCTTCGTCTTTCCACGAGTCCCGCATCGCCTCTAGCTCGTAATCAGCTTCGGCTTTGTCGTATGATCCGTAGAGAGTTTCTGTTGCACCGTCGAGTTTGGCGGTGATTTCAAAGTATTTGAATATATCCATATTTGCATTGGTTGATTGTTAGAAATAAGCGGAATGCTTACACCCAAAAAGCCCGCACCTTGGAGGGTGCGAGCTGTGTGGATTAAATACTGCGAGTGCAGTAGAAATCTGGTAGATCATCTTGACCTCGGTCAAGTGACTTCATGTGTTCACAGGCGATGTCTATGGCATCGTCTATGTCGACTGGATTTTCCTTGTTAAATTGAACTTCAATGAATGAAGGTTCAAATCCTTCCTGCCATGCAATGAAGTGTGCTGATGTCGCATGACCTCCGCCTTCAACTGGAATGGTCGCCAGTGTGTATTCGGATAGGTCTGTGTAGTTCAATTTGCTAGTTGATTTCTGTGTATCGATCATGATATTTGATTAGTTGATTGGTCATCTGTGTTTGCACGGGCTGTGAACCGTCTCAGAGTTGAGGCTACATTACCAATCTATGTCCCACTTACTACGTCATCGATCATCCGAGACTTATCACCAAATCGACTGCCGAGTCGCTGTCATATATCCGCAAGTCCAAGGCTCAAGGCAGAGGGTCTTCTGGTAGCGGTAGAGATGCTAGCGGTCGACATCCGAAGTCGGAGTCGGTAGCGTTTGGACTGTCAAAGAACGGGAACTGCGCCCTCAGTATAGCACACTTTTTCAGATAAAAAAGCTTTTTTTTCATCAAAGTGCATTTTTCTTCAAATAGATCCTTTTTTCTGGCTGATCAGCACGGCAGAGTAGGGGATAGCTGTGCGGTCATGGCGGTAAATATTACCCCGAAGTCATCCCATTAAATGCATCAACTCATATGACCATCTTGGCGTTGGTATCGTCTGGCACCCGTGGGCTACATATCTACTGCCTCACGGGGAATTCATGGTCATCCAGTCGGTGGAGTAGGGGATAGGTGCAGGTAAAAGTGCAGGTAATGGTGCAGATAACAGTGCAGATGTTGAATCAATCTGAATGCATTACGCTTTCGCAGAAGAAAAGGATACCTCACGCGAGGCGCTCTATGCTAGGATACAAGCGGGCTACAGGGCAATGGTGCATACATATGTGCAGATTCGCTGAGAATTAGACATAAGATATATTGTGCCGTCCAGATAGTGATGCCCCTGCTCGCGCATGACAGGGGTGGAGGGGGTCAGCGCGCGCGCCAACGCTAGATACATGTATCTTCAATCGGGGCTTAAAAAAAAGTGCCTCTCAAGGCGCCCCTCCTGGCCCTCTCCTTAAGGTCCCTTCCTTAAGGTCCCCTTCCCTTTGGGTTCTCTTCTTAAGGCCCCCTCTACTTTTTACAAAAGTACTTACATAAAGGACGAGTGTTCCTTAAGGAAGAGGGCAATGAAAAGACCTGTCAAGTCCGTAGTCACATATTTTTTTACCTATGGCTCATTAACTTGACGGATCCCCGATATGGTATCATTGATTGGTAATGGCTACCAAGGAGGAGTTAATCAGTCAAATATCGGATTCGATCCAGGAGATCGTAAAGGAGAAGGAGGCCATCCAGGCTAGAAGCCTGAGTCGGCATAACCCCGAAAAGGTGGCCGAGATACTTTACCTATACAGCACGGGCAGTTCACAGACCAGGATCGTCAAGAAATACGGAATGGATCGGGGGACGGTTATTTCTGTCCTCACGGATTACGCGGACCACCTCGGTAAGTTCAGGGACCTGTCGGGCAAGATCGCGGCCCAGAACTATCTGAACCTCTCTAGTTTAGAGGAGGACCTCATTGAGAAGGTCAGGGACAGGATGGAGAATGACCCAGAGATGGAAGTAAGTTTCAAGGATCTCAAGGAGCTATCCATAGCCAAGGCTAATGCTTCTAGAGAAGCGCTTACTGCACGGGGCGAGGCTACGCAGATAACCGAGGACAGGAAGGTATTTACCCAGGATGACTACGAGGCCACGATCAAGGCAGCTAGGGAAAGGATCCAGAAGGCTAAGGTAATAAATGCGGAGGTAAAGGATGCCTAGGTCAGTCATAGATGATAGCTATGACCCCATCTACGACCAGGTTCGGGGAATCCTGGGAGAGCATTTTGACAACTACTGCTTCATAGTAATGAACTCCGAGGGAGAACTATTCTATGACTACAACCATCTCCCAGCTGGTAAGATGCTTATAAACGAAATGCAATACGAGATACGGGAAGATAACCTGGAGATTGAATGGGACTTCGGTGTTGACCCCGATGACCTGGAAGAAGAGGAATGACTATTGAGTTCACAAAGCACCCAATCCTGGAGTCCCCTACTGACGAAGAGATTGTTATATTAGGTGAAGCGGACCCCAAGTTACTAGCTTCTTTGCACGAAGCTCACGAGGGTAGAATACTGGCGGCGGAGACGGACCCCTTGCGTCATGGCTTCGACCTACCAGGGTGGGGCCGTATGCGTGACGCCATGCGGGACTACGACGAAGTCATAACCTTCGGGGGAAATAGAAGTGGTAAAACCACTGGCTGTGCTAAGATGCTAATGGAGGCCGTTACTAGCAACCAGGACGGACACGTTGTGTGCTTCAGCCAGAATGCGGACACCTCAGTAAAGGTGCAGCAGGCTGCGGTCTGGGAGATGATGCCCAAGGAGTTCAGGAAGAAGACCAAGAGTATTGAGGGTTATATTAACTTCAGTATGCAGAATGGCTTCACTGGATCTAGTTTCATCTTCCCCGATACCAGGACCCGTGTAGATTTCAAGACATATACGCAGTTCAGTAATAACCAGACTATACTTGAGGGTTTCGAGTTCGGGTTCAGAAAGGCTGATAGCCTGAACATAGGTGCATGGCTGGACGAATACCTAGGGGATGCGGCCCTGGTCAATACCCTTAGATTCCGTCTAGCTACCAGGAACTCCAAGATGATCCTGGGCTTTACCCCTATTGATGGCTACACGCCCTTCGTAGCTGAGTACTTAAAGGGCGCGGAGACGCTTGAGACCAGGAACGCTGAACTGCTGGATAAAGCGGTCCCAGTAAAGCAATACAGCCCTGAACGAGATGCTGGTATTGTTTATCTGCATTCGGACGAGAACCCCTTTGGTGGTTATGACCGTATAGCCAAGGACCTCAAGAACTCTAGCCAGGACACCATAATGGTCCGTGCCTATGGGCTACCCACGAAGTCAATGACTTCACTGATACCTAACTTCAGCCCTGAGATCAATGTTCTATCAGAGGAGCCTAATAAATACGGAATGACCTTTCCTGCGATTGATTCGTTGACCTGGTATCAGGTAGTGGACCCAGCCTTTGCTAGGAACTACGTCAGTATCTGGGCGGGTGTTTCGGAGGCAGAGAATATATATATTAGAAAAGAATGGCCCGACAGGGACACTTACGGAG